GCAATCGGAGCCACCATATCACTCGGCGTGGGATTTGCGGTAAAATATGCATCAGACCTCGAAGAGACAACCTCGAAATTTAACGTCGTATTTTCCGGACAGGAATCAAAGGCACAGGGATTTCTAAAAACACTCACTGATAATTTCGCAATGTCACGACTGGAGGGTTCTAAGTTCCTTGCGGAGATGCAAGACCTGCTTGTTCCGATGGGCATGGCATCCGACAAAGCCGCAGATATGTCATTTGAAATAGTCAAACTCTCTGCCGACCTTGGGTCGTTTAATAATCTTCCTACGGCTCAGGTCATGGGCGATATCCAGTCTGCCCTGGTCGGCAATTATGAGACCATGAAGAAATATGGGGTGGTTATCAATGCCACTACGGTCGAACAGAAAGCCATGGAAATGGGGCTTGCTCGAACGAAGGGAGAATTGACCGCATCACATAAGGCGCAGGCTGCTTATGCAATGATGCTCTCAGCAAGTCAGGCGGCAACCGGGGATATGTCACGAACAAGCGAAGGATATGCCAACACACTCAAAGACCTCCAGGCAAAAACTGGCGACATTGTTGCAATTCTCGGAAATAATCTGTTGCCGATAGCGACAGCGGTAATTGGCACATTCAGGGACGGCATAAAATGGGTAACTGAATTTGCTACTGAGCATGAAACTCTGGGCAAATATTTGGTTCTTGGCGTTTCTGCATTCGGAGCACTGGCTGCCGCAATAGGGCCTGTTTTATTACTTCTTCCGACGCTTACGACTGGAATTAAAGCAATCGGAATTGCCATGCAAGGAGTGTGGGGACCGCTTGGCTGGATTGCATTAGGCATAACGGCAGTCATCGCTTTATACGAAGCATGGTCAAATAATTTTCTGGGCATTCGCGATATTACCGGAAATGTATTTGATGCTGTCATGGCGACAATGGATTTTTACGGTGCATGGATCGGGAATTTTATTAATAAAATCGCCAATTCGGTTGATACTCTTTTCACCTATACACTTAAAGCCCAAATAGCATTCCGAAAATTGATGGGTGAAAATGCCGATGAACTTGAAGATCAGCTCAAGACACTGCACGAAAGAATGAATGAGCGTGAGGCGGAGACGGCAGCACGGCAGGGAAAAAGTTGGAATGATTATTATAATGAGCGGCAGAATTTACGAAAACTATTGACTCAGGCAGAAGAAATTCAGATTGAAAAAGTCAAGCAGCTTGACATCAATGCAGCAAATGAGCGAGCGGCGGCAAATATAAAAGCGACGGCGGCAGTCCGGGAATATAAAATTAAGGACATGGGTTTAGAGGAAAGCCAGCGCAAATATTTAGAAGATGCATTAATTGAAAGCCTTGATAAAGAGCAACAATTGAGTTTTGATGCTACAGTCCAAAAGGCTGAATGGCGCGCTAAGGATATGGAAGAAGAACTCAAGGCAATGAATGAAAAGGTTGAACTTGAGGAGGAGGCATCTAAGCATGTGGCTGGGCGCTGGGAAGAAAGTTTCAATCGGGTTTCCAATGCAATGGCCGAACATATTGTTGATTCAGTCACAAAAATGAAAGGCTTTGGCGACCTCATTACCACTATTTTCGATGACATGAAAACCACTATAATTGGAACATTCCGTCAAATCCTTGTTGATTATGTGCAAAATTTTTTGAAGAGCATGCTATCCGAAACCCAAGGCGGGTTCGGCGGAATATTTGGGGGTCTCCTCGATTCATTGAAATCTGGATTGGGTTCTCTGGTAAAGGGAATCTCTGGTGGCGCTGGAGGGATATTGGGTTCTGTTGGTGGTGCTATTTCTGGGGCAGTTGGAGCAATCCCTGGTTGGGGACAAGCAGCTCTTGGAGTTGGCGCGGCAGTAACTGGAATTGTAGCAGGGGTTAAGGCTTTATTCGGTTCCAAAACCTATAAAGCATCTCAGCAGCAGGAAGATGCGGCGCATCAGATTATCGGCACAATGCTTGGATTGGATAAAATGGGCGTGGATTTATCCGCCAATGCAGAAAAGAATGTGCAGGCGATGTGGAAACAACCCGGCAAGGAATGGGTTTATGATGCATTTTGGAATGTCTGGCAGGGTTTTGTTGACCAAGCATATAAGGAAGGCAATCTCGATAAAGCCGTCCAGGTAACAGGCGGACGATTGCAAGAGCTTGGATATTACGGCAAAGGAGCTGGCGGATCAATGGCATTTCAGCATGGTGGCATTGTCCCGGCGATGCTCCATGCCGGAGAAATGGTGCTACCGCCCAACCTTTCGGAGTTTATACAGAATGCAGCGGCACAGTATTCAACGTTTAATAATATGGGCGGATTGACAATAAATGTTTCAGGGGTGGGAAACGATGTAATGAATGATCCCGACCGGCTTGCAGATGTGATTACTGAGAAAATAGCATCGCGCGTATACGGGCGCGTAAGAGTAGGGGCATCATAAAAATGTCGATTCCTTATTTTATACTTAATGGTACTGATGTCAGTGCAAAAATTGCTCCCGGTTCGGTTCAGATTAATAATGAATTGACCAGTCAGCCGGATACCTGTTCATTTCGGTTGATTGATCCGGATGCCGTACCGAGAGAAGGTCAGGTTATACAGATTTATGTCGGCACAACGGCAGATATGAGATTTGCCGGAGTGATTGACAGTGTACAGGAATCACTTCTGTCATCCTGGGATCACCGGATATATAATGTTAATGCAGTAGACTATCAGCGAATTCTTGAGTTCAGACTTGTTGCAGAATCGTATCAAAGCAAGACATGCAAATATATTATCGAGGATTTGATTGCAAATTATGTGGCGGTTGCATGGGGAATAACGACTACGAATGTGCAGACCGGTCCCACTATAGAGGAAATTAATTTTAACTATGTAACGGTAGCCGATGCCATCCGGAGACTTGCACAGATTACCGGATATGAATGGTATGTGGACTATGACAAGGACGTCTATTTCTTTGCCAGCGCAACATTGACCGCTCCATATAGTATTTCCAATGTGCCCGGGTTCAGCTTTGAGAAATTCGTTTTACAGCCTGACCTGTCACAGATTAGAAACAGAGTCTTTTTTTCAGGCGGGAATTTTCTATCATCTCCAATAACTCAAACATTTGCCGGTGATGATGTAACGGATACTTTTACGCTCACCTATAAACCTCATGCAATCGGGCTTGATGAAAACGGAACAGCAAAGACCGTGGGTATTGAGAATATCACAGACCCGGCGACCGTTGACTACATTATGAATTATGGCAATAAGACAATCGAACGGACGGCAGCGGCTCTTCCATCCGGTGTGACTCTAACGGCAACCTACAGCTATCAGGCAAAGGTGCTTGTGCAATATGATGATCCGGCAGCCCAGGCATATGTTGCAGCATTGGAGGGCGGGGACGGAATCCATGAACATCAAATTATAGATACCAGTATTGACACAAATGAAGAAGCCTTTGATATGTCGAAAGCTGACGTTGATAAAAACGGAATTCCTATGCTGCGTGGCGGGTTTGAAACATATACCGATGGGTTTGCAGCCGGGCAACTTATCGACGTAAATATTACCGGTCACGCATTCAATGGCAGCTATCTCATTCAAAACGTACGGGCATTCAGTATCGGCGGCGGCAGTTTTAAATATACGGTCTTGTTTTCTGAGCGGAAAAAGACGGTCGAGGATATTCTTGTCGGGCTCATTCGGAAATCGACAATTCAGACAGCGGATTCAGATGCCATAGAAAAAATTATAGCAGTTGGTGAGAACATAGAATTGTCACCGGCCATAACGGTAACGCTTACCGATGTGACAGCAACTCCGTATGTATACGGACCCGGTGCTAATGTTGCAATAGTGGGGTTTAGTCAATGGGGATAATCAGGAAAAAAATAAAAAGTGCCTTTGAGGGCAATGGAATTATCAGGGTAATTCAGCATTCGGCAGAGATTTTGAAGATGGCGCCGGAGGCTCTGGATAAATTATTTCTTGCGGAATACGAAAGAGTTTCTCAATTTAAAAATAAAGTCGATGCCGAGAATGCCATGCAGCTTTTTTATAATACGATGGCGGATGGAATTATATCAGAGCGGATATATCATAATGTCACATGCACAGCCGGAAGAACGCAGATTGCCCAGGCGCTGGGGAACAATACGCCAACAGCAACGTATCTTTATTATTGCGCGGTGGGCACTAATAACACAGCACCGGCGGAAGCAGATACGACATTAAATACTGAACTTGCGCGGAAGGTCATTACATTACTTTCTCAATCGGGAAAGCAGGTAACAGCAAGAACCTACTTCACAACGGCAGAGGCAATCGGGGCGCTTAAAGAAGTGGGGCATTTTATGGATGATGCCACTGCGGTGGCGGATTCAGGAACGATACTTGACAGGTCTTTGATTGATGTGAATAAAACATCGAGCATTGCATTGACAATTTTATTAACTTTGGATGTTGACGATGCGTAACGTAAAAGTGGAATATAAAATATGAATTCGGCAGATGTAGCGGCTCTACAGCATTTTTTGGCGACAGACCATAATAATGTCAGACTTGATTTGATAGCCCTGGGCTGGGATAATCCGGTTGCGGGCGCGGGAGGTATTGCGCAATATGATTTTGTCTATATCTCGGCAAGTAATACGATCCTGAAAGCCGATGCCGATACATTGATTACGTCAAAGGTATTCGGTATCGCAATGGAGACCAAAGCCGCGGGCAATGCGACATGGGTAAATTGCAGCGATGGAGGGATAATAACGAATGCAGGATGGGCATTGACAGCAGGGCAGGATGTTTATTTATCGACGGTAGCCGGAGAATTGACGCAAGATGTTGGCAGTCTAATAAGAGCCGGAAAAATTATAGTTAAACTTGGAAT